CGAAGTTCTCCGCTCAGATATCGCTGACCGCACCACCGAGGTAAGCCAGCGTTACCTCCGTGGCAAAGCGGCATCGAAAGTGAAACTCCACCATCAGGAGATGATGCTGGCGCAGGTCGGCTCACCGCTGGCCATCGAAAATGCCCATCGCAACCTGCTCGATATGGAAGACGATGAATAATCATGGCGCAGCACAACACACTAGAAGTATGCCGGGTTGACCTGTTCACGGTACAGGACGAACTCGAGAAACGGTACCCAGCGGTCATCGTGGCCGCCGTGCTGCGCATCCGTGAGGAGTACAACTGGTTCATCGCCAACCCCGACGCTAAAGACCGCCAGTTTGTCGAGTATGCCACCTCACGCCATGGCATCAGCAGGACACTTGCCTACAACGATCTTGGTGTAATCAAGGCGCTGCTGCCGCATCTGGCACAGGCTTCCCGTGACTTCCACCGCTATCGATACAACGAGATGATCATTGAGACGTACCAGATGGCGAAGAAACGCAAGGACACGAAGACGATGGAGAAGGCGGCATCCTCGTATGCCAAGTTCAACCGTGTGGACTTGGAAGACGAGCAGGCCGTGCCTTATGACCTCATCGTCGTGCAGCCTTTCACGGCCACCGACGACCCGTCGGTACTCGGCATCAAGCCCATTCCCCGCCTGCAGGAACGCATTCAGGAACTGCTGCACAAGTACCAGGCGGAAAACATGGATATCGAGGATATCGAGTTTGAGGAAGCTGACCTGGAGGAACAGACACTGTTCCCCGATGAAGAAAAAAACGATGGAGCAGACCCCGAAGAAGATATACTTTAACGCCCCTCAGCGCTTGACGCAACTGATTGGCGCCAATACCACCGTCATCGTGGCGGGGCGACGAACCGGCAAGACGGATTCGATCGCCTCGCCCTTTGTGCTGCGTAATATGCAACGCATGGCTGGCAGCACCGGCGGTATTGTAGTGCCCACCTACAAGCATGGCTTGACCAACACCATCCCGGGCCTGTTGGCGGCATGGAAAAGGTGGGGGTATATCAACGGTGTCCATTACGTCATTGGTCGGCGACCGCCCAAGTCCTTCGGCAAGCCTATCATCGAGCCTGCCGAGTATGAGCACGTCATTTCCTTCTACAACGGCTCCTGCGCGATAATCATCTCCCAGGACCGACCTGGCTCCAGCAACTCGCTGACCCTTTCGTGGCTCCTGATCGACGAAGCCAAGTTCATCGATTACGAGCGACTCAAGGACGAGACGCTGCCTGCCAACGGTGGTATCAAGTCCTATTTCGGTCACCACTCGTTCAATCACTCAGTAATGATACTCAGTGATATGCCACAGACGCAGAAGGGCTCCTGGTTCCTGCACTATCAGGACAAGATGGACAATGACCTTATCGAGACGATCAAGGGCACTGTCTATGAGATATGGAACATCAAACAGCGCATCCGCTCTTTGAATGCGAAGCAGATACCCGTGCCCGATTATCTGCGCAACTATCTGCGGCGACTTGACCGCAACCTGAACAGGATGCGCTCAGTGGCTGTCTATTACAAGGAGTACTCCTCAATCGAAAACCTGCAGCTGCTCGGTGAGTCGTACATCAAGCAGATGAAACGCGACCTCACGCCAAAGACATTCCAGACCTCGATTCTTTGTCAACGCATAGGCATTGCCAAAGACGGATTCTATTCGTCTATGCGTGAGGGGCACAAGTACAACGCCTCAGACTTCGATTATCTCGATAGCCTCGGCTATGAATTTGACTCAGCCTTGCTTGACAGCAGGGCCGATAAGGATCTAAACCCGTTCGCTCCAATCTGCATCGGCATGGACTACAACGCCAACATCAACTGGATTGTGGCTGGCCAGCCAAGCGGTCGCCGCTTGAACGTGATCAAGTCCTTCTACACGAAGTTCGAGCGCAAAATCCCTGCGCTCATTGATGACTTTTGCCGTTACTACATGCACCACGAATGCAAGATTGTGGTCTATTATTACGACAGCACTGCTCTCGGCGGCAACTATGCCGTCAACGAGCAAGACTTCCACTGGGTGGTGTGCCATGAGTTCGAGAAACGCGGCTGGCAGGTCGAGGACATCAACCTGGGAAACCCTATGAGGCATGATGAGAAGTACCTGCTCATCAACCAGGGCTTTGCCGGTAAACAACGGCTCATGCCGATGTTTAACCGCCAAAACAATGATGACCTCATCCTCGCCATCCAGACGGCTGGAGTCGTTCGCGGCCGCAACGGCTTCCGCAAAGACAAAGGCGGCGAGAAGCTCGTCGAGACCGAGGAAGACCTGCTGCAGCACCGCACAGATGGCACGGACGCTTTCGACACCCTCTACATCGGCTGCGAAAAGTTCCCGTTCCGTGATACCTTTGGCATCAATTCCAGCGGAGTCCTATAGTTTGGCATAGTATTTGCAATGATTTTCCATGGCCTTAAATCACTGTCTTCCAAAAAAATACCGAAATTTTTAAGATAAATTAAGCCGCCAATGTCAGCTTTTGGCATTAGTCACATCTTAATTTGCAAATTTGATTCGGGTTACGCTGCCTTGTGTGACCTGCGTTTCGTCACATGTATGTAGCAGCACTTTCTAATAACCCTTTAAACTTCAACAAAACAATGGAAGTATTTGTTAAAGTTCAGCAGCCCGAAGCAACCGAACTGGTGAAGGGCTGGAAGAATGTCATCCACATCGAAGGATGGCAACCAAAGAGAGGTGACATCATTGTTATCTATGCCACCGATCTAGTGATTAGTGATGACCTGTCACCTCTGGAGTTCAGACAGGATGTGATTAACCAGCAGCAGTACGGCAATATGCCTTCTGACGGGGAATTGCCTGTCAACGCGCTCATCGGCCTTGTCAAGGTTCTCTGCGAGACTGACCGCAGAATGAATGCGTGGACAAGAGATGAGGAGAACATCTACCATGTTGTAAATGCGCTTGAGTTCGACTCTCCTTTGCGCTTGCCCTTCGACATCTGCAGCCGTCTCACCGATGTGAAAGATAAGCTGCCGTCCCACCGTTGCTCCAACTATTCACCCCACATTTCCCAGGGCGCTATTGAACTCTTTCTGCCTTTGTCAAAAGAAAACTTTGACAGGGCTAGTAAGGGCGGCACGATCACCCTTGAGTATGCTGGTCACATCAAGACGATCCTCGAAGACTATATGGACGATTTCGAGGTTCTGACCGTCAACTGCAATCGCCAGGCGAAGAGTTTCTTTTTCAATGCTGAAATCCTCGAGGAACGAGATGAGTCCCTCACCGGCTTAAAGAAGTACCCGAGTGCGCTGGATCCAAGCGGTGTCACGACGCGCAAGTGGGTTCAGTTCTCGTGCCGTGACCCGAAGATTTTCGTTGATTGATCCCAGACAACCGCAACAATTACAAAAATTGTTGTATCTTTGCCCCTGTCATCAATGATTGGATGACAAAACATTGAGGATTAAACACACATTATGCCGTTGGTTAATCAAAAACTTAGGACACTTTTGATAACACAAACTGAATGGTATAATGGCTATCACTATGCGTGGGCCATTTGCTATAGTTTGTGTGGGTCGCCTAAGTACCCTGATTAACGTAGCTTTGGCTCATGCTTTTTTGAGCTTAGCGCTGTAAACCCAATCAGGGAAACCTCGAGAGTTGTAAACCCATTCAGTGATAAAACCGCCAAACTGTCAACCTGGTTTAGGCGAACCAGAAAAATAGTGTCAACCAAGTCAGTTTACTGCCTTCAAAACCTGTCAACCATTTTAGGTTTTTTCCCTTATTTAACCTTTTTCCTGTTTCCAGTGCCAGGTATTTGGCACACCTTTGCACTACCTTTGCTGCGTGAGCCACTTGTTGTACCCTGTGCTATGGTTTCCTACAACCATCAGTTAGGTGCCCAAAGGCTTGCACTCTTTAATTGTCATCAAATTCTCATTTTTGAACGCCTGTTGATCGTTATTACATGAAAAATTGGTAACTTTGCGTATCATTAAAGATTCTAAATCCCTTATCTATATGGCGACACAAAGCGAAGCGGCATTGGAACAAGGGCTGATTAAAGCCCTGCAGGATATGAGTTATGAATACGTGAAG